GTACGTGAAGCTAGATTATCTAGCTGAGATTTAGGGGAATCCATTTTCTTATCGAAGACATTATCCGCTTTAGGATTTCTAAGCATATCCCGCATGATCTTCATTTCGCTTTCCCGTGGGGACGGTATAGAATCAACTAATTTTTTACCTAACCCTTTAAGTTCACCCGCCTTACCAATTAACGAACTAATCCCCTTCCCCTTACCGGGGCCGACGATACTCATCGCGATTTCTACCTCTTCAGGAACCTCGGGCAAATCTTGCATAAACTCAGGAGTAAAATCTAACTCGGAAAGTTCTTCCGGATCCATACCTCCATATAACAAATCTTGGAAAAAACCACCTAACCCAGTACCACTGCCCAAACCAGCAATTTCAGCGTCGTACTCAGCCTGCATTTCATCCTGCGGAGAAAGTTCCTCGATCATTACTAAGTCATTATCAGAATAAGTTCTGCCACCTTCCGCATAACGAGAAGGAACCGTAGGTGCTTCAAGCCTTGCCAATAAATCCTGTATCGACATTCCAGATAAACTACTACGCCCAGCTTCAGAAACGTTTCCAATCATAGGGGCGTTGAATCGTGAACCTTGGGTCGTTCCTCCCTCTTGGCGCATTAAAGGTCTACGTCTTCGCATCATGAGACATGGCTCCCGGTAATTTATCTGAATACTACCCTCCAAAAACCCATCCGTAAAATTTTTTTTGCGAAATTTTTAGGGGTAGGGACCCATAGCAAAAGTACAGACGTCTGTGAGGCTGGACCCAAGGTGATGGGTGAGTGGGTGGGAGGGTAGAGCTGCGGTTAGGGGTATGGGGGGTCTATACCACATTTTTCCCTCCGTGTAAAGCATTATTTTCGCATGGTTGGGGTCGCTGAGATAACAAAATGTTATATGCGATTTTGGCTTGTAGTGCTTTACTTTCGGCACGCGGTACGCGACAATGGTCTTGTGGTTAGGGGGATGACCCCGCCACACAAACTAAACTAGAAAGTAGAAAGGAAAACACTATGGCACAATCAGCAAAAACTCAAGTAGCACAGACTGTAAAAGTTGCACGACCTAAGACTGTCTCCAGTGGCAAGGGTCAAGGCGCATCTGGCAAGGTTATGTTTGACAGCATTCAGGAAGGGATGCGACTACCAAAGCAGATCGACCTAGTTATCGACGCATACTTTGATCTTCTAACAGCTGGGCACGAACCTGTCAGCATCCAAGACATCAGCGAAAAAGCTGATCTTGAAACTCTTGGGTATAGCCAAGATGGCGCAACGATCATCGCACACTACAAGTTGCAGATCGAAGGCTCCAAGGAATGGAAGCACAAGCAGGGTCGCATCAAGATCGGTGAATTCAGCTAACCGATCGTCACCTTAGATCAGCCGCCCTCGGGCGGCTTTTCTTTGCCCGTCGTTCCTGTGTTTCGATCAGTCCGTCTGTCACTCCTTTCAGTCGATCGATCGATCGGTCGGTCGGGTGGGTGTGGTGGGCGGGCGCTGCCCCATGGACTGACGGATCGATAGAGTAGAGTGATAGAGTAGAGTGATAGAGTAGAGTGATAGAGTAGAGTGATAGAGTAGAGTAAAGCATTAAAACAGTGCAAAATAGAGCAGAATAAAGTAGAGTAAAGCATAATAACGCAAAGTAAAGCGATAAATAGAGTGACTGGGTGGGAGGGTGGGAAACGGGCGACCCAAAGCCGAAAAGTAGAGTAGAGTAGAGCGACTAATCTAAGTGCTCGACCAAGTGGGCCTCGCTTTCAAACGTCCGTGGAATTCGCTTCGCGATCAATCCGCTCAGTCGATCGATCAACTGGTCCTTGCTTAGTCCGTCGATCTTTGCGGTCAACACCTCGCGTCGGTCGATGTAGAGTCCCCCGACCTTGCCTCGGTGAATCTCGGCGGTAATCGCTGCGTTGATTTGACCTTGGTCCCTCGCCTCTTCCCGAAGGTCATGTAAAGCGGAAAGGTGACTTTCCATAGAAACCTTCTCTCGCTCTTCCTCTCGTATTTGCTGGTTAATGAGGTAGTTTCGGATGAGTGGGTTGTGGTTTAGTAACACACTTCCTTGTCTCTTGGCAGCGTTCCTGTTCTTCGTATATCCTGCTTTTACCGCTGCTTCTGTAGCGTTTTGACCTTTAATGTACTCCCTGACAAACTTCTTTTGTTTCGGGTTTAACTCTTGCCACCTCTTACCATCAGGGTCGAGCCAACCGTTACCATCTTCTGCAGGGATCATTGGCGTGTACTGTAGGTCTTTCATTCGGTAATTCCAGTGTGGATAGTTATGTTTTAAATATAATATATTTTATGAAAGTCTAAAAGTTTCCTCGTGTCCTTCTCTAAAATCTTTCTGATTCTTACTTATGAAACTAATATCTAATACATTTCTATTACTTTGTTCTTTTTCACAAGATCCACTGTCCTAGAGACTTTCAGCTTGATTCTATTACTTCTATTAGTTTATTAGTGAATTCTGTTTATTTTTTTCAAAAAACTTTTATTTTTTCCACAGAACAATAGCAATAATCTAATAGTCTAATTAGGGGCAAAAAAAGGGGCCTTTCGGCCCCTGTCAACGATCCTCGGTCCTACTTTACTAGCATAAGTTTGCGCAAGTCATCGTCGCTAAAGCTCTCGTCGACCCATCGTCGGACTTCGTAGTTAGTCACTGACCCTCCTTCATAAAGGTCGAACTTATAAAATCGTGGCGGTTCGTCCGGGAGGGTGGCTCTAAACAATAAGGTCGAACACGTTATTCCCCCGCTCATATCAAATTGGGTGAACTGTATTTCGTCGACGTTTTCGCTTAATTTAAGGGTGTCGCAAAATTCTTCGACATACGGGAATTCGAATCCATTTATCTCGTATATGTGGTCTTCCGGTAATTCAACCACTCCCCAGCAGTCTGGGTCTGACAAATCCCAGTTAATGTTATTGGTGTAGTGGTTAAGTAGTTCGGTTACTTGTACTCTTCTATTCATATCTTTCTCTCTTTCTAGTTAATGTTTAAAATCGGCGGCGCGGGCCGCCACCTTTTTAACTATAGCGGCGACTAAAGGGAAAGTAAAGCACTACCCCCATAAAAAAGCCCCCGACCCACTGTTAAGGGACAGGGGCCGAGGGCGGGGTTCCGAGTTTAGACAACGCAAAGGTCAAGGAGGGACGTTATCTAATCGCTGCGTCTCGGTCAACAGAACTATACCCTCCATGAAATATTTTCGTCATCGGGATCGTCGATAGTTGTGTCGACGAGGTAAGTATCATAAAACGCTTTGGCTTCGTCTTCAACCTCTTTGTCCTCTTCCCGCTGCCGTAGAAGTGCGGCAACTTCAGGAATAGTTTTTAGATAGTCTTGTTCATCATTGCGCCACGTATCGGTTTCGTCGAGCCGATTGTCCACGATCCACGTTACTATATTTTCAACGCGTTGGTCGTGCTTCATCTGTAAAACTCGGGGGATCAAGTTCGCATATCCTTTTGAAGTTTTTAGCTTCGGGTTAAGCTGCGAGTACGTCCGAGCTAATGAGGCAATCTCAGGCCATTCTTCGAGAAACTTTTCCGTAGACTCGCTGTTATGCGTCATCAAGTAGCCATGCGCTTGTTCCATAAGTGAGATCACTTTATCTGTCAGATCTTCGGGAATGGCATACTTTGTTTCTTCAACATCGTCGCCTAAATATCGTCGAAACACTTTTGTCTTAAATTTCCAATCGTTCATTCTACTTTCTCCTTTATTATCATAATTTTGCGCAAGTCGTACAAAGCTATCTGAACCTCTAATAACTTTACTGTCGCATCGGGTGAGGATAATTCCTCGGGGTTAAATTCTTGCTCGAGTTCATCAAGCAAGGCTTTAATCGCTCTGATCTCAGGGTTAGAGGTCATATTGTAGTTCCTCTAAAGCATTCGGGCCAGCGTTCATTTCGTGAAGCTGTTGTATAATATTGTCGTACTCGAAATCGGTGTACGCTTCGAAATTGATAATATCGTACTCGTCCCTCGTCCCGCATTCAGGGTCTGCGGGGTAGTAGTTAAATTCGACAACCACGTCACGCACCTCGGTACGGTCGTCTGGGTTACACTCGACTAATAGCGTTAGTTCCATAGTTCTTTCTCTCTTTCTAGTTAGTTTTTCGGCGGCGCGTTACCGCTACCTTTTATACTATAGCCCCCACTTTTACGAAAGTAAAGCACTAGGGGGGAGCCTACGAAGATCGTAGACTTTTTGTAAGTCGGACATTATTCGTCCTCCTGAACATTCTTGAAACAGATGCACAGTTCACTTTCTATACAAAAGTCATCGAATCCATCCATATATTGAAAGTCCACGTCAGTGTCTTTTATTGCTTTCCAAAGAATCTCGAACAGCTCGTTTTTAGTCATGTATCCTTCTCCTCGAAGTAAAAATCTATTAATTTAGAGTCGAACCACTCCGGGACATCACGCTCGGTCCACCGCATTTCAAACGCAGTCTCAGCTTTATGTATGTAGTATCGTCGGTACGCTTCAACACAATCCGAGCCTTTAAATGCATCGGGCATACATTGTGGTGGCGGGGTGATTTTTATATTAGGCATCATCTCGGGGATTTTATCTAGTGGCTTAAGTAATCGGGCGCTGGCGTGGACTTTTCCATAGCGGTAAGTGTACTCGTTGAGTAGAGCCATGAAATGGTGGTAGGTCCACGAATATTGTTGAGTAGAGTCGCCTACCCAGATTGTCATCGGGTGGTGTACGTGGGCGTTCTTATAAAGCTTAGTCGAAAGCTCCTCGGGCAAAGGGTCTTCCCACCGCCGATATGCCGTACAGAGCATCTGAGCGGTTTCTAGGCACATTTTCACAACGTGCTTATCACATTGCCATTGGGCCGCGTATTCGGGGCAGTCACTTATATAAAAGATATTCATGCTCGCAGCTCCTTTCGGCCCTGTTCTTTCATAATCCGCTCGAGTCGCTTTACTTTTCGGCGATCGGTAGTGGTCCACCAAGCATTCCAAGCTTTAATATACTTTGGAGTGTTCATGCTCGTAGTTCCTTCCGCATAATAGACATATCGTCTCGCACCCATGGCTCGCCATTCTTTATCACAGTAACACCTTGGTTTTGAGCAACGGCTAAACAATCTCCGCACAGCGTTAAAAAGAATCGTTCATCATCTACGGTCGTTTTTACCCAAACTGTATCGAGGGGAATACTACGATGAGTTTTCATTCCGGAAGGGCCAGTCTCTCCGAGCTGTTGACAACTATCGCAATATTCGTAATTACGCTCTTCAATCTCAAACGTCATTTCTTCGTCGTTCATTTGTCTCCTCCTTCGTCCAACTCGTGCATCTCTTCTATCATGATGCGGTTGATTAACTCATCCGCGATTTCGTTTAACCACTTTAATTTGGTGCGGCGACTGGGGTTTTCTGCTTCGTACTCCCAAATACCGTAAAAATCTTTTTCGTCTCCATCTTCAACAGAAACCTCTAGTTTGAATATCATTTACCTATTTCCTCTAAGTTTTCTCGAGATATCACTTGGTATGCCCCCTTATTGTAGGGTATCGACACAGTGTATTGAGAACTAATTTCCTGTCGGTAAGACTGGTCAGGCTTGGGGGCAGTACTCGCTGGAGTAGAGGCGACTGAGGGGTAGTCGTTCGGTCGGTAAGCTGTTGGCTTAGGTAAGCTGGTAAGCTCTTCGAACTTCGGAACACGCTTAGTTGTGCGTGGTAATTTCTTACGTTTCTTGCCGCTATAGTCGTGGCGTATCGAACCGTGTACGATCATATCTTTCTCCTTTCTCGTTAGCGCGTACTATATATAGGTTACGCCCCAGTACCGCGAAAGTAAAGCAGTACTGGGACAGCTACCATTATTTTTGACTAATACGGAAAATCCAAACACCGGGAGGTTCGTTCCACGGCTCCATACCGCGTTCTCTTCGCAGTACAAAAGACCTTTCAAGTTTTTTGCCTACGGTTTTCATTAAAACTCTAACTCGTTCCGTGTATTTACTTTCCATTTCTTTTTTCTCAAAAGACGGATTTTTCACACGACCAGATAATTCTCTAAATTCATCAAGATTTATAAAAACTGAATCACCTACGTCTAACGCTCTAATAACGTCGAGAATTGGTTGATATTTTGAGCTACCTTTGTAATTCCTGCCAATCCACGGCTCTTGCTTAACAATTTCTAAATTCATTTCTTTCTCCGAAACAAAGGGGGCTTGCGCCCCCGTCGATTTAAATTAGCTTGATATATCCCTCTTCTACCAAGCGGCCTTTGTAATACGCCACGATGCGGCGCATCTGTTTTTCAGGATTCTTAGTATTTGGCATTGCGAGGTGGCCCTCTTTTACTGCCAGTCGTACTAACTCAAGAAGCTCAAAGTTTTTAGAATCAAAACTCGTGTCTTCTATATCCTGCATGGCTGTGATCATAGCAACAAACTGTGGAGTTTTTTGCTTAGTCTCACTGGCCAGTTTACCCGTGTACTCAAAGCGTTGCGCTCGGCTACTGCTTTTCTTGACAGGGGCGGGTATCGAAAGTTTTGCAACAGGAGCTGGGTTAGCTTTTGCTACAGTCTTTCGAGCGGTCGGCTTTTTCGTAGCAGCCGTAACTACTTTCTTTTTGGCTATCGCCATAGTACTTTCTCCTTACTGAGGTTCTACTTTCTAAGTTGTTTTTACTAACCAACAAAAACTACTTTACTACACACTAAACGGAAAGTAAAGCATTAACTTCTCATAGCTACCCATTAGATTGTTCTGCCTCCTTCAGCCGTTGTCTAATTGGCGCGGCCCACTGAGAAATAATTTCATCACTAGTTTCTGAGCCTCCGATACTATCAAGAACTGTGCTAGAAAAGCCACAGTCTTGATCGTACATTTTAAGCGCAATCATTTCTGATAAACGCTCTGAGCTTAAACTACCCTCCTTATCACGAAGGGTAGCCCAAAGTTCACTGGCAAAATCTCCATCAATTACAAGACAATTATGTAATCTTCTCACTTCACCCATGGTTACGCAGCCTCCGCATATTCAAGCGCCATTCGATAAGCCTTTTCCTTACGCTTAGAACCATCGCCGATTAACGAGTTGTACACCTTATTCTCGCCACCGCGCATATGATCTTCAACATAGGTTACTGCGTTTAGCGCACCCCACCAAGTTCCTGCTGAAGATTTTAGCAAGGCTCCGGGAGCACGTTCTAAGGCTTCGACAACGTTGCGCGTCGTGCGGTTAAATTCGTCGATTAAAGGCCCTTCTTCACCAACCTTGCGGCCCTCGGCCCTAAGCTCATCGTTTTTAACACGCTGGGCGATAACGTCTGGTTGGTAGATACGGCCAATAAACTCAAGCACGTTCGAATGTTGCGCTTTCTTCTTAGCGAGGAACTCGGCAGACTCTTTAAACAGCTTGCTGGTATCGTTAGCTAATCCGAGGGTCTCAGCAGCTTGTTGCGCCATGTCTGCATTAAACTCTCTAATGTGCGACATACTGAACTGTGCTTGGCCGTTAGAAAAGGCTAGTTGAAGGGTGTTGTTACAAACAACTCTTATTTGCGTGTAGCGGGCGGTTAACGCATGCCCCGCTTCATGAGGCTGATGTAACAATAAATAGCCGCCAATCTGATCTTCTCCGGGAAGTTCAAACGTATCGGCTAGTTTCGCAAGTGCCCAGATACTTTTACCGCCGCGTAAACTACCAGCAGTTTCCATTGTCATCTGTGCTGCGGTAGTGAAGTCAGAAAAGAACTGGAAGATCTTCTCATTTTGTACGGGTAAGTATTTAGGGCCGCAATGGGACAATATTGAGTTGTCCGTATCGCGCACAATAAAGAAGCTACTAGGCGTTTGCATAAGCTCCATACCGTCTTCGCCATACTCGGGGGTGGTTATCGTGTAACCGGGACGTTTACTAACCGTCCAATCAAGTTGTGCTGCAATCATCATTTCTTGTGGAGTGAGGTTGGGGTCCACTTTAACACCTTCGCGATGCCAAGGAACCTCTCCGGTCCACGCCATACTTTCTACTGCTGCAACCATTTCGTTCTCCTTTCTAGGTTTTTTGGTAAACGCGGTGTGCGCTACCTATTACCTACTTTAGCGGGCACTAAAGCGAAAGTAAAGCAGTACTAACAGCGCCCGAGTAAAAGCCCATAGCCGCGAGAATCCCTTGCCAATTAAAAGGTGCGTCTGTCGAAAACTCGGGTTCGCTCTTCCATGTGAATGTATCGAAGTACTCCACATCGGCAGGAATCTTATATACCTTAATCGTTTTATCTTTCTTAGCGAGAACGTAACACTCACCGCCATGCAGAACTCGATTGTAGAGCCATGACTTCTGCATAGGACGTAGACCGATTTGATTACCACGGACTACTTTCAGCTCAACCCAGATTTCTCGACCACGATAACAGCCATTAACATCAGGAATACCGGAAGCAGTTCCACCAGACTCGATCCGTTGCCAATGGATGTTGGTAGAGTTATCCCGCAGTTGCTTCCAAAGTAGGCTTTCTTTTGGCATAGTTTCTTCCTAAGAGTAGAGTGAACTTATGGTTGTTTTTAGCAATTTTGATGTCGAAGTTCTGCTCAAGGTGCGACCTGAACAACTCTTTGCGAATAGCTAGAGACATAGAGTCGTTTTCTGTGCGATCTTCGCCAATCGTGTCCCAAAGTTCTTTCGCTTTTTGTCCTCCCGAGTAGTAGTCTCCCTCACCTACCTTGCATCGAATCACAATCTGTGAAACCCTTTGGCGAGTGATCCCGTACTTTTCACCAAGATCTTGTAGAGTGATATCTGAAGATAAATACTCATTGTAAATTTTTAAGTAGAGTTCCTGTTGCTCTAGTTTTCGTAAAACCTCTATTCCTGATGTCATTCTTCAGCATCTCCCCATGTATTACCAAATTCTGCGTCTACGACTAATGGAACAGCTAAGTCAACACAGTTTACCATTTTATCCACAACCATCTTCGACTCCTCCTCGCTAGAGATAGAGTAGTCAAGCTCATCGTGAATCTGTATGTGAGGTACATAGCCCTCTTTCCAAAGGTCGAGCATCGCTAACTTTGTCATATCTGCGGCTGAACCTTGAATTAGTCGGTTTAAGGCTTTGTATGTGTAGGAACGTTTAACGGTTCCATATTTTTCTATAGCCTCTTCTTCAGGTAACGGGATGCTATTGCCATTAGTAGATTCCCAATAGTCAAATCTACAATGTCTGCCTCCGAGTGTCGTGATATAGCCTCTCTCGTTAGCTATCCGAGTGCACTGAGCTTGTAATGCTTTAATGAAAGGAACCCTGTCGTGGTATTTGTTTAGTAGAATGTTAGCCTCGTCAGGTTCTAGTCCAAGCTCGTTAATCAACTTAGTCTGTCCCATCCCGTAGGTTAATCCGAGGTTGATATTCTTCGCTTGCTTACGAGGTATACCAGCCATATCCGCTACGATCTGATGGAAATCTGCCCCGTCCTCCGAGTAAGCCTTTACCGCGTCCTTAGAGCCGCGTAGAGCGAGCTGAGAGGCGTAATGTACCGTAAGCCTAGGCTCTTGTTGCGAGTAGTCGAAAACCCCCCATTTAGCCCCGTCTTCCGGGATAAATAAGGATCGAATTAACTTGCCGAGTTCAGGGTCTCTAGCAGGAACCTGTTGTAGATTAGGATTGGTATAACTAAACCGACCGCTAACTGTACCACCTCCGTCGTTGCGTAATGGGTGGGCTTCCGCGTGGATACGACCATTAACAGTATGCCCTAGAATCATCTTTTCAATGAATGTAGTCCGAGCTTTATTAATCTTGCGTAACTTGACAATCGTCTGCGGGAGTTCATGCTCATGAGCTTCAAGCCAAGGAGCTTGGAAACTTGCCATACCTTTTTCGGTCTTAGGGAACCAAAGATTGTTCTCTTTAAATGCTTTTTCTATCGAGGCGTTAGCCCAGATTTCTACAGTAGTTCCAAACTTACGTTTAAACTGTACAAGCATTTGTTGCTCACGTTTAGACAACTCTTCACAAACCTCTTCAGCTCGATTTGTATCAATGCGAACACCTCGCCAGCGCATTTCTAAAAGTAGTGGGATAAGGTCGCACTCCATCTGAAATACTTTTTGTAAACCTTGATCTTTTATTTGACCAGACAGCTTATCCCAGAGTTTTAATGTCAAAACCGCATCTTGCTCCGCGTAAGGACCAACGTATCGAGCAGGAAGCTGATGTAAACCAGATTTAGCGTTTACCCCCCAGACTTGAGCAGCTTCTTGCAACAAGGATTCATCCTTAACCTCATCACAATAATCTTTGCCTAAATTGTTAAGCGAATACGAACGACGGTTTTCATCGAGCAGAGGAGCCGCGAACATCGTATCGTATATTTGGCTTTTTACTTCCACACCCTCACGCTTTAGCCAACCAGCGTCATATAGTGCGTTATGAAAAATTAATGGGCCTTTATGGTTTTCAACAGTACGCTTCATCCAACGAAGAACAACATCCTCGTCTAAATTACCGCCGCCAGTATGTCTGATGGGCAAATATCCTGACCATTTATTAGAGGCGATTGCAATACCTACGATATGCCCATCGCCTGTTGCCCATCCCGGACCTCGTTGCAGTAACGAAGGGTCGTAAGTTTCTAGGTCGATTGCTAAAGTATCAGTCGGATCGAACTTAGGTAATACGTCAGGGGCATTCCATGTGCTATCTGGTGTGAATAAGGGCAGCTGATTACTCATCTTTTTTCCACTCTATAGCCTCTAAGGGTTTATCTCCGTGGCGCACGAACTGTTCAACAAGAAGTAGATATCTGCGTAAATCTCCAATATCGTCGAGTAAACCATCTTCTCCATCGTACTTTTCGCAAGCCTCAAAAATATCCCAGTTAACGGATTTAGACTGTTGCTCGATACGATCAAATTTACGAGCTAACATCATAAAAGCCCCTGTACCTCCGCGTCTTCGCCAAGAATCCCCGTAAGATTTTTCTGCTGCGATTAATTGAGTTAAATCTTTCTGTGCGATATCTCGCATCTGTTCCCATTTATTACCCATGTTTTTTCTCGTAGGCTGTTCTTCGTTTTTCGATCCAGTTGGTACAGGCGACTTTCCAATCGTTTGCCTTAATTTCTGAAAGGTATCTGTCAGCGTCGGCATAGTTTCGCTCCTTATGTGCGACGAATGCTTTAACCATAGGCTTCAATACTTCGTTGAAGAAATGGTTTTCATATTCAGGAAATTTAAGAGTGCTAGTGTCTAATACACCCGAGATATCTTTAATAAAATTTTCGCACTCAAATGGGAAAGTCTTAGGGTTTGAAACCAAAGGGTAGACTTCAGGATATTTATGCGTAGGGAACAGCCCAGCCTTATGCTTAATTGAATCCCAGCCTTTATTTTCATAAACATGAAAACTGTCGCTAACCTGATAATAAGCTCCCATTCGAACATCTAAAGCAGCGGCTATATACTCTTGCAGGATAGACATGTGTACCGCATTGGCACCGTAAGCCCCCCAAATCATGTCATTAGAACGATTACAAACAGTCATTTGCAGCTTGCCACTTCTAACCTTAAAAAAGATTTGAGTGTTACACGGAACATCTTTACTCGGACTGTCTAGGTCATGAACACAATCCCACATTTGTAAAACTGCCCGACGACTTTCTGGGTCTCGTTCTAATAATTCAATAATCATTTGAATTTGATCGAAACCAAACTTATTAATCCAGCGATATCCGTAAGCTCCGTTCAGATTTTCACCATCATCAGAGAAGTTAGACATTCCTGAATTAAAATAAGTTAGTGGATGTAGCTCCCGATTACCTGCTAACATCCAAATAGATTCGATAAGATGGAAGAAAGGGTTAGCGTCTCGATCCTTATCAAATAAAACTCGTTCCCACGGATGTAGATATACAGTAACTACAGGTTCGTTTGATTCTAGTGTTGAACCGTTGCGGCTCATCTGTTTTCTAAAATTACTTTTAATCGTAAACAACTCAATACCTCTATAGAATGCATCGTTTACGTTTCTAACTTTAATAACCCTCATATATACTCTCTATTTGTTGTCTAATGATGAAGTCAATTTCAAACTTCTTTAGTTGTGTTCGATGGACAATGTGCGTTAGCGCATCTTCATAGCTACTCGGCATCTTTCTGTTATGCCAAGAAAACTCTAAAAATCTTCGATAATGCTCAAGTACTTCTTCGGTATGTTCTTCTGATATAGCTAAACAATGTTCTTTTAATCGGCCCATATACTTTCTCCTCTTTCTAAATCCTCAATTAAAGGACGGTTCCTTTCCTTATAGTTATAGACGCTTCGAGTACGTCCCTCCTTGTTGCTTATGCGAGAATATTTATCAAACTCACATAAGCCTCCTTCTATCTCCCGCATTTCAAACGGTCGATCAGAATACTCTAGGTTTAATGCTTCGTTACAGATCCAATAAAGTTCCTGCATCTCTGCGTTCCAATCGTGTGATCTTCGACAGAACTCCAGCGGTCTGCCCGTAAGACGGTTAAGTCCTCTCATCGCTCCGGGACCAGCATTAGCCCAAGTTTTTATATCGGTGGCGTTATTTAACAAATAGGTGTGCCGAAGATCGGTGACGATCTCGTAAGAAACAAACGGGCCAATGTACGGGTACTGAAGTAAAAACTGCCAAGCCTCCTGTAAAGTTGTCATCTGCTCTAGCTGTTTGACTAACTCTTCGCGGTGATACCAAATATGAGAAACACATTCAGCAACACCTGTTACTTTATTCATGCGATTAGGAGTCTTAACGATATAAGCCCCCGTCACCCATTTCGGTTGTTTACTAACCTCTCGGATAGCTTTCTCACGATCCCATTCAAGATGTAGATTATTATCGAGAAGTGTCCTACCTGTTTCGATTAAATTAAAAAACCTAAAGATAATCGTAGCCATTGCAACGTCTGGACTGTTCTTTAGTGGGTCACGAATATGTGTCCGAAACCAACGCGTCGTGCGATCATCTTCTCGAAACACTTGACAGAATTTAAATTCTTTAAGTATTGGGTCTTCTGACCATGGCGGCTCTTGTTTTAGTTCTTCTTTCTTATGTCTAATTCTTTCTCGTTCTTCTATCCAATAGAGATAGGTATCTACGCGCTCGGGTAGAAACTGCATAAGACTACTCCGGTTTTCGTAAAATCCATGCACAGTTGTTAGAGGCTTGGGGGAAGAAAACTGCGGCGACCATTCTTAAAAACTGTCGGCCATATCGATTACTAAGCATCTCGAATTGTTTCGGACTCCAACTAGGGAAACCGAAGTCGTTGATCTCATGATTACGCATCGCTTTCCGTAACTTAGGAAGCTGTATAAATGTTCCGACAACCGACTGAAGTTCCCAGCGTTTCTCCAACTCAGTTTTAAGCTCCTCAAACCCCCACTCGTAAACATGATCCTCGGGTAACTTATCGTTCGACCCGTCATGGTTAGGTGTTGTGAAATAGAGTAAACCTCCGGGCTTAGTCACTCGATCTACCTCGTCAAGCCAAGCGGGTACAAACTCAGGTTTCATATGCTCGATAACTTCGGTAGACCAACAAAAGTGTTTCGAGGCATCGGGTACGTCTAAAATCGGATTTACCGTTAGATCTTGAACGGTAATCGTTGCGTTAAAATTCTTTAGCCATTGCGAGTCGTTTATATCACCGCCGCCGTTCGACCACCAAGGTATTTCTCGCAATACCGCTGGATCAATATCAAATCCATGGTAGCTAGAAATTACGTCTGATTTTTTAACAGTGTAGGCTTTATACAAATTTCGTAGAACCCACAGCTCACCGCAGCCTATTTCTAAAACATCTAGTGGTTGGGCTAACTCAATAGATTCTTCAATACATAATGAAGAGATCTTATCGAACCGACTAATATGCGTTAGCTCGTCCGGTCGCCAGTTAGCTAAAACCCCAGCCCCTGCAATATCCATCCGAGTGTTCTTACTATCGTTCTCGTTTATTGTCAGATTCTTCCTAATAGAAGCCATCTCTTTCTCCTTTATTAAACTAATAAAAATTATACTTTAGGCCCTTTACCAAAGTAAAGGAGTTTATATTGGGAAGTACTTGGTCGAGCGAGGCTCGATAAGATACAAATTTTCTTTAGCGCGAGTTAACCCAACATAAAATACCCGCGATTCATCGTCTGGATTTTTCTGGTAAGAGTTATAGACTCTTGTCGAAAGATCTGTCATTAAAATTACATTTGTCGCTTCACCACCTTTAGCAGCATGGATCGTCGATAAACGAATACGAGGTTCTTTTGTGATCTTTTCTCCGCGTCGAAGCATTGCCTGAATGTAGCTACGCTCACGAACAGACATTCCGTTAAAAACATCGTACCAATGTTCCGCAGGAATACTTGGTATATGGTTTTTCGTATCTTTTAGCGTGATAAAGCTATCAAAGTCTAAACTGGACAGGGAGTTGGGTACACGAATATTCATGTAAGCTAAGAGATTGATAAGCTCCGTGACAAGAATACGTCCCCCGCTTCTTATCGTTTCCCAATCTTTAACAGACTTAACTTTTTTCTCAGAGATACTGGCTCGATTTTTATTTTTAAAGAACCAACCTTCTGATCGACAGTAGTTTTCGACACCTTCTAAAAGGTAATTTGTCCTAGCTAAAACTAACCAGTCACCTTCCGACATGTCGATAGATTCATAAGACGCTTCCCATCGAACTTGACCAGCTTCCTTTCGAGGTTCCCATTTCTTTCGAACTCGAGAGGCAACTTGCCCGATACACCGCTCGGCAAGGTTGTGTATAGATTTAGGAATCCGATACGATTGTTTAAGAACCATCGCATTTTTTGAATTACTAATTAAATATTCAACGTCTGCCCCAGCCCAACGATAAATCGCTTGGTCATCATCTCCAGCGATATAGATTTTATCAGCGTGGTCGCAAAGTTTACGAACCACCGCCCACTGTAACGGAGATAAATCTTGAGCTTCGTCAACAAACATTACGTCGAGCTTAGGAGCATGTCCTCGTTTTAAAAACATCTCTAGCATGTCTGTGTAATCGAGCAGCACTCGGTCACGTTTAAATAAATTTAATCCTCGAGAAAATCTCTCTAGCTCGAACCAACCTACAACATCGTCGACTTCCTGCCATTGCTGTGCTAGTGAAACTTGTCGCATGCGAGCAAGGTTTTCTATAAACAGTAAACGATCATCTTTAGATACACTCAAGATATTCCCGTCTTCGGTATTTACCGAACCAGTTAACCTTAAATTAAGTTTGTCGTTTAAGTCTCGAAAGTCTTGTGCTCCAAGTACCGATTCTTTCGATAATCCTAACTGTAAGAAACAAAGTGAATGCAGCGTTCTAAAATACGGCAGCTGTTTTTGACTAATTTCAAATCGCTCTAATGCCCGAGTTTTTCCTTCCTTTACGGCTTGTTTTGTGAATGTAAAAAACCCTATGCGTTCAGGTTGAGTACCCTTCTCGAGTTCTTCTTCGAGCAACCCTAAAAGGGTACTAGTTTTACCTGTGCCCGGAGGTCCCAGTATAACTTGTGCCCTAGCCGTTAAGGTCATAGTGGACTCTCGTTAAACTCAGGAAGCTCATGGCTTTCGTTTTGCACCTGAAACTCAGGAATGTGCCAAACATTCACACCTTTGCCTTTTATATTAAAAAAGTAAGCCTCTCCTTTCATATCTCGTAATCGAGCAGTTAGTTTGCTTCGATGGTAATCTCTAAAGTTTTTACGATGTAAAAAATCCATAAGATCCGCTAACCGAAAATATGTCCTGCCCTTATCGCTCCAAGGTTTGCCAAGTAGTAACTCATCTTTTTCTCTAGCGGGCCGCTCAGTACAAAACGTTTCTAACAGCTCACTAAAATGTCCTTCTGTCGAAGAATCTTTCGGCACCTCTATAACAGTTAACTTATCCAGTAGTTGTTGGATAACTTGTCGCCATACGTTATCCCGTACTTTCGGGGGAATAGTATTTAGCATATCCATACATTTACGCTGAAACTTAGTTTGATTCAAAAGTTCTTCGGTCTCTAACTCAAGGCGACCACCTTCTACGTCAAGAAACCATATTGGTGGATCGCTATTCTGTTTAGTTAAGTTACTAAACAAAGGAGTACCGCCTGAAGCTCCAACACCAAACTTTCTAGTTCTGCAAAGAGGACTATTACAATGGCTTGCGATTGGCTGGTCGTTACAGCGATAAAAATAATCTTTTCGCTGCACCTGTTTTGTAATCGTAAGTACTTCCTGCGCTCCTAACGGAGGCTGCATATACTCATGGTTTACTTGCTCGATACGTTTTTCCCAATCATCCGCATACTTTTTGCGTAAGAAAACCCCTAGATTAAATAAACCTGAGTTTCTCATTCCTTTCGGAAAACCCTGAGCGATCAAATGATCTAAACAAGGCGGGGCGTGTTCTAACCAGTCGATATTTTTAACCGCTGGAGCCGTATCCAGTTGTGTTAACTCTTCTTCAGTTAACGTAATCGTATCGAGATATTCTAAAAATTCCTCCGGGGTAAAGGTCCTCCCTGATGGACTAAACCCATACCTTGTTGAATCTTCACCTCCGAAGTATGGCATGTTTAACGTGCTTCCACGATCTCCTCTTTCTAACAATAGTTTAGTTTGTTTCGGAAAAATCTCAGCTGTTCCGAATCCGATTGACGCGGCTACCTGACGCAGCTTTTTCTGCATAAGATATGCAGGAACTGGGTCAAAGACAAACAAAAATAAATGTGCTCCACCACTTTTAGATCGACAGACAACTAAAGGCAACTTAAACTTTTTTAGCTTTTTAGCTAAACCCTTGAGATCGAGGGGGTACTCATCAATATCGATGGCCCCCCAAACACAGGAATTGTTTTCATCAATAGCAACAATACCTATACTCTGTTTACCGTCAAGATGTTGACGCCACAAATCTTTTAACTGTTCTTTCGTAAGAGTCTTAGATATTGTGACGTTTGTTCCTTTAGCTTTCCCGTCTTCTCTTGTCTCACTCGATGGTGTGAATACACTATATGCGTGTCGTAGGCCAGCGAACTTTTGTGCAAATTGTTCTTCTAGCGACATTTCTCACCTTTCTATTAAAACGGGATATCTTCTCCAGACTCTTCGTCCACCGCAGCTTCTTGTTTGACTGTTACAGCACCGGAACGAGCAGCTGTCATAAAGTCTCGCGCCATTCTAGCTAACTCAAGAGGCGTAGCTTTCTCTTTCTCTGCGGTAAATCCATACCAACTCCCTAGGTCGTTAGATTGCTCTACCGTTTTTACACGGTAAATATTAGCGAACATAGGTGCTAGAACAGTTTCACCTGCTGAGTTTTTTACTCTCGAAGTTCGAAGCATAGAGTTCCAACGTCGAGAAAAACTTAGCTGGCTAGAGGTGAAACTTAATAAGACTTCTTGTGGTTCTAGCTCATTATTAACAATCAGTGCAAAGTACTGAGCCGTTTCTTGTATTTCATTACCATTATTTAAAATGTACTTTTTCTTCTCGTTTTGAACCGCACTTTTTAAGATATCAGCTGTGTGATCAGAGTTTACAATACCGCCTCCTGCGTCTCGCGGAACCCATTCGATATACTTTTTAGTGTAAGCACAAGGAATAACAAGAATACCCTCATCGCCGTCATACAACTCATTCGTGACGGTATTAAAAAGCATCCCTTGAGCAGCTCCCTCAATATATTTACCGTTATTTTTCTTTAACTGGGGGGAACCAGATTGCAACACACGGATAAACGGAATCGCATAATCCTCGGAACTAGTATCCTCCAAACCTGTTCCGCTAGACAATAAGTCGTCGTCTAAAACTAAAACTTCACCAACGTTCGCTTTCGCTACTTCTTTTGACATGATTTACTTCCTCTTCTTTTCTATTTTTGAGCGGGAACCTACATATATCCCGAATGTTTCGGAAGGTATATCCTTCCCTGCAGTAAGTTGTTCCTTCACAAACGCTTTAAGCGTTGAAGGATGTACTCCCTGTTTTACCTCTGGACTTAGACCAAGCTGCTTTAACTTTTCTACAGTGTCGTTAGCTTTTTGATCCTCATCCCTACCGAAGCTAAGGTTTACTTGGTTTTTAATTAAACCACCATGACCGTTGTTTTTTAACCAAGAAAATGCTTCTTCTCTATTTGCTTCGGAAATAGACGCTTGAAAGAAAGGACTAACAGATATTTTGTAACCTGTCGCAGTTACAAATTCCATTAAGTTAGCGGATTGCATAGCTTCTGGTAATTTAACCTCTGCCACATGTCTTAGTTCTTTCTTCTTTTCTTTTAGCTGTTCTTCTAAGGCTTCAAGTTCGTTTTGTAGCTGAACTTGCTCTTGTGCGATATCCGAAATAGAAGATATTTCTTTATCGTTTAAAGTTTCTTGCCATTCAGAAACAGTGGTAGATCCAGTCAACTCTTCAAAAGAGAGTTCTTTATCTTCAGACATTAAGTTCTCCTAAGTCTTCCGGTTCAAATGCAGTTTTAGAATAAAGCTCTAAAGAAACCGCGTAATAGTCTCTCGACTGGCGATCCCATTTAAGGACTTTAAACCTTCCTGAGTTTACTGCGGCGGCTACTGCACAGCAGAGGCCGATGGATGCGGGGTCGCCCATTAACAACAAGTAATCCTCGTCGCTAAAATTAGACAACACCCGTTTGACGGTTCTCACCGCCGGGGCTGTTGTAAGCATTAGGTTGGTTTTGCTCGGAAGCACAACCTCTAATGTCCCATATTTAGAAGCTGTTAGAACGTTACGGCCCTCAACTTCCTGTACCACATAGACAGTCATATCTTTCTCCTTTATAAGGGTTTATTACTTTAGTAAACCTTCTTTGCAAAGTAAAGTACTTTTTACTGCCGAACGCTATTAAAGTTATCGCTATTGTTCTCTGTAAAAAATAAAAGTTTTTTGAAAAAAATAAACAGAATTTACTAATAGAGTAATATTTCTAATAGATTATACACTAACTCCTCTAAATAGAAAGGAAAATTCTTTGTAACAAAAGTAATAGAAAAATATTAGATATTAGATTTTTAAGAAGGACAGGAGGAAAGTTCTTTAAAATCATATAAAATATTATTATTAGATATTAAACTATACGCAGAAATTAGAAAGGATTAAGTATGAAATATGAGTTTAAAACGACTCCGTATGCGCATCAAACAACGGCATTGATTAAGTCTTGGAACAGACGAGAGTATGCGTACTTCATGGAAATGGGTACTGGTAAGTCTAAAGTTCTCGTAGATAACATGGCAATACTGTATGGTAAAGGAGCAATCAACGCTGCTTTAATCATCGCTCCGAAAGGCGTTTACCGTAACTGGTCAGAACGAGAGATCTCTACGCATCTACCAGACTGCATAGCGACTAGGATAGGTGTTTGGTCAGCTTCTCCTAAGAAAAAAGAAAAGGATGCAATACTAAGTTTATTTGATATAACAGAAGAGCTAAAGATTTTAGTTATGAATGTCGAAGCCTTTAGTACCAAAAAAGGCGTAGCTTGTGCCGAAAAGTTCTTAGAGCTGCATAAAGCTCTGTTAGCTGTAGACGAATCTACTACGATTAAGAATCCGAAGGCTGCAAGAACCAAGGCCCTCGTGAAGTTATCTAAGAAAGCTGCTTATCGTAGGATTTTAACAGGGTTCCCAATTACCCAATCTCCTATGGATATTTACAGTCAGCTAGAAGTACTAAACCCTAACCTCCTTGGCTTCAGCTCGTTTTATTCTTTCCAAAATCATTTCGGGCAAGTGATTAATCGATCGTTTGGCGGTAGAAAGTTTAAACAAGTAGTCGGATATAAAAACTTAGATGAATTAAACCGACGAATCGAACCGTTCTCGTACCGTGTGTTAAAGAAAGATTGCCTAGATCTACCTAATAAGATTTACCAGCGGCGAGATGTCGAGATGACTGCAGAACAAAAATCGTACTACGAACAAATTAAAGAGAATGCGATAGCGTTACTGTCTTCGACCGAACAGGTCACTGTTAATAATGTTCTCACACAGATACTACGACTTCACCAGATAACCTGTGGTTTTGTTAAAACTGACGAAGGGGTTGAGATTGAAATAAACAATAACCGTATGGACGAGTTGATCAACATATTAGCTGAAATGCAGGGTAAAGTTATTATCTGGGCTAACTACCGGCACAATATTAGAGAGATTGTAGAAACGATTTCAGGTTTAGCTGGGGCTGATTCAGTGGCTAGTTATTACGGGGATACCTCTGATGAAGAACGAGAGAGCGTTATAACTAGGTTTCAAGACCCAGACTCACCGCTACAATATTTTGTAGGCAATACTCAGACCGGAGGCTACGGCATTACTTTGACGCAAAGCCAGAACGTTATTTATTATTCTAACAATTTTGATTTAGAAAAACGTTTGCAATCTGAAGACAGAGCACACCGGATAGGCCAGACCAACAGAGTTACCTACGTTGATCTGGTTTCTAAAAACACCGTTGATGAAAAGATCGTGAAAGCACTTCGGAACAAATTAAATCTTGCTCAAGAAGTACTTGGCGACGAGAAGTGGAAGGATTGGATCCTTTAACCCATCATCGAACCACTTTCACCTAAGATTGCTGCAATGCGATCCATATCGGCTTCACCGCCGCCGTTTTCACCACCAGACTGTTGCATTAACAAGTCTTTAGCTTGATCTAGCAGTGCAATAGCTTGTCTAGGCTCGCCACCCGCAACCTCACTAGCTGCCATCGCAATACCAACAACAAGATCTTGTTCACCGGGGCCTTCATCTTCTGCATCACCCATACCCATACCCATACCCATACCCATAGGTGCGTTACCCATTGGAGGCATGGAGGGTGCCCCGCCGCCCATAGGTGGAGGAGCCGAGGGCATAGGAGCACTTGCTCCCATTGGAGGACGAGGAGCACCGCTCGGTAAACTAGTGATTCCACCAGCGGCAGGAGCGCCGCCGCCCATCTGAGGACGCAGAGGCATTGAAGGCAATGTTCTTTCAGCTTGTTGCCTAAGCATATCTGGTCGATTAGGTACACCTCCACCTATAGTGGGGGAAGGTCCAGAAGGCATACGAGCAGGTCTTTGTGGTGGTTGGGGCATCATCGGTTGTATCTCCTTACGTTTGGTCTAAACGCCTCTTGAAAAGGCGCGACATTAGTTTGGTAATCAACAAGACTGCCGATACCTTGGTTATTATTATCCATCATTTGGTTCATTGACATACTAAGAAAATCTTGAACTTGTCCTCCATCGTAATAACGTCTTTGACGTTCAGCTTCAAACTCTTGAGGTTGGATCGGATCAGGGCCTTCTTCAGGGGGAGGACCATAATACGGATAAGGATAGTTATACTGAGGATTATACATCGGATTTACAGGTTCTCCTCGCCGAGGGCGGTTTAATGGTTGCGTTAATGCAGTAAGCCCTGTTAATGGAGCAGGAGGCCCCGGACGAGTATACGGGTCATAACCTCCTTGGTAATTTCTAGCAGGAATTTGATTACCTAAAAAGCCTATTCCGTACTGAGATTGAGGTATGTTTGGATCAGGGTAGGTTCGACCTTCGGTTGGATCTGGGGTTAGGTCGTCTCCACCGCCGCCACCGCCGCCACCGCCGCCACCGCCGCCGGGTCCACCACCATCAGGACCACCACCGCCGGGTCCACCATTATCTACACCACCGCCACCGCCGGGTCCACCGCCACCGGGTCCACTACCCCCTGTTGTTGTACCATCAGGACCGGGTCCACCGCCAGTAGTCCCAGTTCCTGCATCGGGGTCATAATAATCGCCAACCCCAGTTCCATCGGGTCCACCGTAACCACCACCACCAGTAGTGCCGCCACCGCCAGTAGTGCCGCCATCACCAGTAGTGCCGCCACCGGGTACGTCTCGTAAATCAACGGTTCCAGTTTCAGGGTCATAACCAGTTTCATTTATAAAGTCGGTTAATTGCTGGGTAACGTTTTCTAATTGAACTGAAAGAGCGTCTACTTCATATTGATTATCGGCAGCATTTAATTGGTCTTTTAGGTCTTCTTGACGATCTAATAAATCTTCATAATCATTTTGAATCTGGCTTACAAAATTTGTAAACGCACTGTCTATTTCTTCGGTTGTATAGTATCCTTCAAGAGCTTCCGCTAAATCGTCTTTAGTTGTGTACGATTCTAAAATACCTAAAAATTCTTCGGTTGTTGCGTTTTTCGCAGCATCAATCGCTGCAGTATATGCTTCAGTTACATCTGCAATATCTTGATTGTGTAAAACAGTTAAGTCATCTAAAGCAGTTTGTAAAGCAGGAATATCTGTTTCTAACTGTTCATTTATAATTCTAATTTCTTCTTCATGTTGAAGTTTAAGATCAGACAACTGCTCTTGGAAAGTTTCATCAATTAAAGTTAATCTTCCACTAAGTGTCTCGAGATCTGTTTCTACCCCACCAAGCCCTGTTTCCAAAGCTGTCTCTAAATCGGTAAGGTCAACCCCTAGGCCCTCTATCGCGGTATCTCGAAGATCTAATAATTCATCGATTTCCGCATCCGTATAACCAGAAGCAGCTGCAATATCTTCAACATCCGCAACAGTTATCGTTGGGTTATTTTCAATAATTGTTT